TCATGCGGGCTGTTCCCCGTTGGCGCGGCGAAGCTCTGCCCGTCGCTCGCGGGCAAACGCCGCTTTTGCCTCGTGGAGTTGGTCGCGCCGTTTCGCGTCCGCGATCGCCTCGTCGAACGCGCGGCGGCGGGCTGCCTCGTAGCTCTCGTCCGGGCGGATATCGTCATCCACGAAAAATCTGGGTCGTCCCGCGCTGGACGACGTCATCATCGCTTCGTGCAGATCGGCTGCGCTCCTGACGCTGTTTTCATGGAAGCGGCGCATGGCCTCCGCCGCTTCGGCGGCGGTGTAGACGGGGGGTCTGCCGCCTGTGGCGCTCGGGCGCGGGGCGGGGCGGGGGCGGCCCGGAATGTCGAACTGATCGAGCGACAGCCCGGCCTTTTCGGCGATCGAGATCCCCCGCGACAATGCGGTTTCCCGCTCTTTCGCGAAGGGCGTCGAGCGGGCGATGGCGAAGCAACCCTGGGCGCGACGGCGGGCGGTGGCGGCGGCGATCACGCGTCCGCCCCGGCGCGCGCCAGCGTGGCGGCTTCGAAGTCGGCGAGCGTCGCGAAGGTTTCGCCGATCTCGTCCGGCTGGTGGCAATCGAGCAGGAAGGCCCAGCTGTCATAGGACGTGGCCGGGTCATGCTCGGTCGCGTAGCCGCCGTCTGGCTGGCGTAGCCAAGCGTCGCCGGCGACGATCGCGGCGGCGGGGGGATCCATGGCGAGCAGCGTTTGGGCGCGTGTCGCGCGGTCGGGATGGGGCGCGGCGCGTTCGGCGAGCCACTTGTCGTAGCGGCGTTCGGCCTGCTTGCGCTTCGTTGCCGCCAGTGCGTCGGGGACGAAGATGTTGATGTGGACGAACCGGCCGGGGATCCCGTCGCGCGACGTGGCGTGGCTGTGGTCGCGGTGCGGCTCGGGCCAGTAGGCGCGTCCCTCGAACGGGGTGCCGACGAACGAACCGACGGACAGGCGGCCGGCCCACAGGTCGATGCCGGCGCGGCGCGTGGCTTCGGCCTGGGCGGCGGCGTGGTCCGGGGCGGTCGCGGGCGGGGGGGTGATCCGGGCGCGGTCGGCCTTGGCGACGAAGACGGTGCGGGGGTGGATCTTCAGCGCGCCGGTGGAATCGATGCCGACCAGCAGCTGCACGTCGATGTCGGTGTCGCGTATCCGCTGCCATAGCCTGCGTTCGTCAGGCTCGTCGACGCGGCTGGTGCCGGGCGGTCCCTTCGCGTCCTGATTGCCCCAGCTGTGCAGGCGGAGGCCGGGGGCGATGACATAGCCGGTGACGGTCGGCGCGAAGTCCGGGTCGGCGCGGACATCGGCGAGGAGTTCGGCCATCGCGGCGTCGATCCGTTCGATCGCCTTCGCCTGAGCGAGCATCGGGCGGGCGACGATCCGGTCGGCGTCGGCCGCGTCGGTGAACAGGCTGTCTTCGTATCCGCCGCCGGCAGCTTCATAGGCTTCGATGCCGAGGAAGGTCATGACCGGGTGGTCGGTCTTCATGCCCTTCGCCGCGACCGCGTGGCGGATGTTGGCGAGGCGGTGGGGGTCGTGGCCGCGGCGATGTTCGATCGCGAAGATCTCGGCCTGCAAATCGCGGTCCTGCGTGGCGGCATAGGCCATCGCCGCGTCGAGCGTGATCGCGCGGGCGGCGAGCGCATCGAGGATGACGGGCGCGAGGTTGGCGAGGCGGAGGCGTTGCTTCACGACGCGTTCGGAGAAGCCGAACCGTGCCGCCAAGCCGGCCGGCGAATGGTGGCGGGTGTCGATCAGCGCCTTGAAGGCGAAGAATTCGTCGACCGGGGACATGGTGCGCTGCTGGAGATTTTCGGCCAGCGACAGTTCGAGCGCGTCGGCGGCGTCGCGGATCAGGACCGGCACGCGGAAGCGCGCGTCGATCAGCCCGTCCTCCACCAGCCGGTGCAACGCCTGGAGCCGGCGGCCGCCGCCGACGATCCGCACGCGGTGGCCGTCGCGATAGCCGATCAGCGATTGCAGCAGGCCATGCGCGGCGATGTCGTCGGCGAGGCCGGTCACATCCTCGTCGATCCGGACATGGCGGACATTTTCGGGCGCGCGATCGAGCGTGCCGAGCGCGACCGGTTCCGGCGCGGACGGGACGATGCGGGGCGGCGGGGCGGGGGCGGCTTTCGCCGGGGGGGCGGACAGTGCGATCTTGGCGATCGCGGCGCGTGCGTTCATGGGGACGCTGTCTCCTGTGCCAGTGCTTTGGCGCGGCGAGCGCATGTCCGGACGGCCGCTGGTCGGTGCTCCATCGGCGGCTGCAACCGTCGATGCGTCGGGATGGGGGAGGGAGGGCGCGGCGCGGCCTCCCGAACCTGCGATCAGGCGCAGTTGGACGCCGTCGCGCGGGAACGTGCGGTCGAGGGTGGCGCAGGCCAGGCAGGGGCAGGCCCTGGCCGGGGCGGGCGCGGTCATGCTTCGCCCCCCTGCGGGTCGCTGGCGGTGGCCGCGACCAGGCTTACGAGCCTGTTCCAGTCGAAGCCGAGCAGCCGGAAAAGCGCCAGGCCGACATCGATCGTCACGGGCGCGCGGTCCGCCTCGACCAGGGCGAGCCATTCGGCGCGGTCATGCGCGCAGATGGGCGGGATGGTGGCGAGCGACGGGACGAGATCGGCGATGCCGAGATGGTGGCGTTCGCGGGCTTCGCGAAGAAACTGGCCGGGTGTCATCGCCGCGCGGCCGGGATGTCGAGGATGACGCCCGCGCCGGACGGTTCGGCCAGATCGAGCACCAGCCGGAGATCGAGGCAGGCGCGGCCGAGATGGAGCAGCACCTGGTTAAGCTGACGCGTGGCGATCGTGCCGGCGGGATCGGCGCGGTCGTTCTCGGGCAACATGGCCAGCAATTGCTGCCGGTTGCGCCGGGTTTCGGCGAGGATCACCGCGAGATGGTCGAGATCGTGCATCGGGGTCTTCCGGCAGCAGGGAGCCGTTCCGCCGATCAGGGGGATCGGCGGGCGGCGGGACAGGCGTGGCGGTGGGTTCGGTTTCGGCCGGTCAGGGCGGCGGGCGAGGCGGGCGGGGGGCGGCGAGCAGGGGCAGGGTGGCGGCGTAGGCGGCGATCCCGTCCGCGACCTCGCGTGCGGCGACGCGGCGTTCGGCGGGGGTCGCGCCGGGGAGCAGCGCCTGGACGAGCGCCTGTTCGGCCTGACCGCCTTCGCGGATGCAGGCGATGGTGGCGTCGCCCAGCCGCGCGGGATCGAAGTCGGCGGGCCTCGCTACCGTGGCGAGCAGATGGTCGTGCGCGTCGCGGAACGGTGCGCCGATGCCGCCGGAGGCGAGCCAGGCGGCATCGAGCGCGGCGGCGGTGGCGATCGGCGGGGTACGCGGCGAATCGGGATCGCCCCAGTCGCGGACTGTGCGATCGGTGCGTCGGCCGATGCGCGCGACCTCCCGCCAGCCGATCCGGTCGGCGATGCGGACGAGCGCGTCCTCGAAGCTCCAGGGGTCGCGATGTTTCACGGCCGGGCCTCACGAATTGCAGGGGAGCGGGTCGATCGCAACGGATCTGGGCGGCGGGGGAGGCTAGAAAGGCGAGCGGCGGCGGTATGAACCGTCATTGTTGGGAACGGGTGTGGACGATGCATCACCGCGCCGCCTCCGCGTCGGTTTTGCCGTCTGCCAGGCCGTAGACGTCCGGACGCAGGGCAAACCGGGAGATACCGGTCGAGGATTCGACGAGGAGGACGTTTTCGGCGGGAAGGGGTCTGTCATCGCGCAGCAGGGCGTGGACATAGGCCTGGCTGCGGCCGATCAGGCGCGCGAAGGCGGACTGCGAGCCGACATGGCGGACGGCGGCGGCGAGCGGCGTCTGGAGGTCGGCTTCGATTCCCATAACGCCATCTATCGCTATTGCGATAGATTCGCCAATCGCATTACCGTTGTGGTGATCTATTGCGGTTGCAATAGAATGCGATGGTGAAAGTCGGAGATCGCATCAGGGAACGGCTTGCCGTTCTTGGCATCAGCCAGTCCGAGGTCGCCCGGCGCACCAAGCTGTCTCAGGGTACGATCGGTGGGCTGCTGAGCGGCAAGGCGCGATCGTCCGCCCATCTGCATAAGATCGCCCGTGAATTGGGCACGACCGCCGCCTATCTGAGCGGGGAAACCGACGATCCGCATTCCGAGGTTCCGGCCGAACTGGAACTTGACAGCGACGAACGTCGGCTGATCGGTTGCTATCGCGACCTGACAGCGCCGACCAAGGCCGCGTTGATGCAGGTGGCCTGCTCGATGGCGAGTAATTTGGGGAGGCGGGACCATTCGCTGGACAAGGGCCGATGATTCGGCCGGTTCCAGCGCGATCGGTGAGGACGATCTCGACGACGACCTTCGGACGATCGCGGGATGCCTGCCTTATCTTTCCCCTGCCGATCGCGCTGCGCTGATCCAGTTGGCGCGCGCGATGAAGCCAGTCGCGCCGGATCGTCTTCACGCGGTGCGACGCTTTCACGCGGGGATCGGGATCATTTTGTAGAGCGGGGGCTATGCATGGATCATCCGAACATCGACAACCTCATGGGGATGGGCGCGACGGCGGAGCGCGCGCAGAATTATGAGGAAGCGATCTCTTATTATAACCGGGTGCTGGAGGCGGATCCGACGATCGGCGCGGCCTGGCTGGGGAAGGGGCGTGCGGCCGGGCGGCTGTCGACGCTGGCGCATGTTCGCATCAACGAGACGATCGTTCTGTTCAGCCACGCGATCGCGACGGCGGGCGATGGCGAGAAGGGCGCGGTGGCGGAGCGTGCGGTTGCCGATCTCACCATTCTGGTCGAGTCGCTGTACGACGCTGCGCGGCGGCATTTCGAGGAACATGGCGCGGCGGACGGCGTGCGGCGGACCTATCTGACCGTTTCGGCCCAGTTGATTGACGCGTTGTCCGAAGTCCGGACCTGGGTACCGGATCACCGGCCGGCGCTGGAGGCGACGGTGCGGATCTCGTGCGCGTTGCTGCATCAAGACCTGGAGCCGGACATGGCGGCGATGTGCTGGGGGCGCTTGGGGGTAGCCAATGCCGCCATGCTTGCGCAGGATCCGGACTATGTTGCGCCGGCGCTGACGGAGGAGGGGCTGGCGCAGCAGCGGGCCGAGGCCGCGCGCGTGGCGGTGGCCAAAGCGAGCGATCAGGCCCAGCAGATGTTCGCGCTCTGGTTCTTCATCATCGCCTTCGCGGTGATCGGCGGGATGATGGTGGCGTCCTAGAGGCTGTTATGAACCTGCGGCGAGCGCGGCAGCCTGCTTCATCATGAGGCAGCCGAAAGCGACGATGTGAAGTCCTGCGAGGGTTTCGGAATAGCGTTCGTAATCTTCGACGAGCGGCCCTCGCATGGGCAAGACATAAAGAAGCCGCCGGCATTGCTGCCGGCGGCTCTTTGTTTGAGGGCAGGGGAAGGTTAGGCGAACACGGTCGTCGTGCTGGTCGCCTTCATCGACCGGCGACGCAAGGTGCCGCCGACCAGACCGAAGCCGCCGATCATGAGCGCCCAGCTTGCCGGCTCCGGAACAGCCGCCACGGCGGGGAAGCTGATCCGGTTGATCTTGAGGTTGCCGAACGACTCGTAGAATTCGTCGCCGCTGGTGTTTGGCCCATCGGAGACGGCGCGATCATACTGGAAATAACCAGTGCTGTTCTCATAGTCGACATTGTCGAAATTGAGCGTTGCTAGGTCGCCGTTCTGGGTCAGTGCGTTACCGACGATCTGAAATGTGATCCTCGAAGCGCCGTACCTGTCGCCGTAGTTGACCGAGCCGGGATACTCGATATCGTTGATTAGAGAGATTTCCACGGACGTGCCGTTCACATCGCCGCCCGCGGAGTTGTAACCGTCAGTGCCGCCGATGTTGGACTTGAAACCGACTAAGTTGTAGAAGGCGTAGCCGCCGGAGTTGAAGGCCAAATCGAAGGATGCGGTCGCCTTGTAAGCCTGCCCGGAGATGTCGGTCGTCGTGTAGGTCTGATAGCCATCTAGCCCGCTGGTCATACGCGTGAAGGTGGCGTTGCTGAGCGTGCCGAAGATGTTCAGCGTCACGACGGCGGCCGATGCTGGCGCGCTTACGACGGCGATCAGTGCGGCAGTCGCGAAGAATATGGCTTTCATTATCGTCCCCTGTTCAAGCGAATGTTCCCCTGAAATCAGAGAGTCAACCGATCGCAAGACCCGGCCGTAGCGCAGCATTTTACTAGCGTAAAGTCCGGTTTTACTGTCGCTGGAAGAGGGCAGGGGAGGGTGCGCCGCCACATGGGCGGGCGGGCGCATCCTCGCGCTGCAACAGCAGGTATGGCGCGATCAGCGACCACTCCTCGGCGCTAACGTCAGACGGATACGGCTTGCGGTGAATACTCATCCAATACCGGATGAATCAGCCCCGCTTACAAGTCCATAACAGCCTCTAGGGGAGGGCCGCGGGGCAGGTGGCGGCAACGCGGCGGCCATTGTCCCAGCGGACCTTGTAGATGGCGCGCCTCGCGGTGAGCTGGCGGCAGCTGAGATCGAGGCCGTTGACCCGGACCATGGCGAGCGTCCGGCCATAATGGTCGCGGCCGATCCGTTCGATCGTGGCATGTCCGTGCAGGCCGGTCGCCAGGCGGCGCTTTGACGCGGCGGCGTTGCCGGGGGCGCATTGGCGGCCGGGGCGGCAGTGGCCGGGCAATTCGGGGGCATCGATGCCGAGCAGACGGATCCGCTCGCGCCCGCAGCGGAGGGTGTCGCCGTCGATGGCGACGAGGGTGCAGGCGAGGGGCGTGGGGATCATTCGTTGGTCGCGGATCCGCCCGGGGCCGCGGTGTCAATTGGGGCGGGCAACGGGATTTTCGGATCCATCTCACCGCGGACGCGCAAGCTGATCCACAGATAACCCCACATGAAACCCGTGAAAAAAGAGAAAACCATCACACTGCAGGCGGCTGTCGACCCGCTGGACACACCGAGCTGATTTCCGATCTCACGGGAAACCGCCCCGATCGCCGCTCCGATCCTGTCGAGTTGAACGAGCGTCGCCCCGACCAGAATTTTGGTCAACCAGTCGGAAATCTGCTCCAAATTGCTATTATGAAGAAAATTTCCGGTGATTGAGGCGTCGCTTCTGTATCGGGGTACTCCAAAGATGAAACCCAGAATACCCCCGGAGGCGGCACTGGCGAGTGCGAGCAGGAAGAGGACGGCGGCAGCGAGAAAACTTAGCGTCGCTCCGCCATAGGCCACCAATGCCATAGCCTCGATAAAGAGCGCACCGAGAGCCAGAGCTTCCCAAAATTTCAGTTTAGCTTCTACGGGCTTGTTTTCGGCCATCACACGACTCTCGCGAAGTTTAGATTCGCTGTTCTACAAAGTCGGGTCTTACAGGAACAGGCGGCAAACGGCCCCAGTGGCGCGAAACGCTGTTTCACGTATCGAAGCATGAAATGATTATGAATGCTCAGCCTTGCGCTGTTATGCCTGCCCTCCGTTCCTCGTCGAACTGTTCGAGGATGGCACGCAAGTCCTCGACCCTTACCATCAATGACGCGAGCTTTCGGGTGCGGGGAGCGCCAAGATCCGTTTCCTCATCGTAAATATCCGTCAGGACATCCATCCATACGGCATCGCCCTCGCCGAAATCAGGATCGAACGGATCGCCAAACCGGAGCCATCGTCCCGACACGTCGCAGCCAAGCGCGCGTCGGCCTCGGCGGTGCAGTTCGCGCTGGGCGAAAGTAATACGCGGGAATTTGGACCGTGCCGCCATGTATGCCCTGCCCATGACTGGAAGTTTATGGAACTGAACAAATTTTGGTCATGAAGGCAAGTCGGGATCGAGCAGGTCACAGAAGGGAAACCTCGTTCACCGCCGGCAGCACGTGAAGCGACGCAGGAAATTGACGTTTCAAAAGGGGGGAGGTGTCTATTTTAATGGACATTCCGGCATCGTCCATTATAGTGCCCACATGATCGAGATTGAGCAAACCCTGACATTCGATGACTGGCTGGAAAGCCTGCGTGATCAGGTGGCGCGGAAGCGGATCGCGCGGAGGCTGGCGATGGCGCAGGCTGGCCATCTAGGCGACGTCAAGTCGGTGGGGGACGGCGTGTCGGAGATGCGGATCGATCATGGTCCCGGATACCGGTTGTATTTCACCCGCCGGGGCGAAGCGCTGATCCTGCTGCTGGTCGGTGGTGACAAGGGTTCGCAGGCCCGGGACATCGCCAAGGCAAAGGAGATGGCGGCGGCGCTCGACTGACGTGCGATCCTGTAACCCTGTCTATGCCTGAGGAGGCGTGTAACATGACCATCAAGACCATCCCTTTCGATCCCATGGATCATCTCGACACGATCGAGGATCAGGTTGAACTGTTGAACGATGCGCTGGCGACCGGCGATGCCAGCGTGATCGGCAACATCATCGGCATGATCGCCGCCAAGCGCGGCGTCACCAACCTGTCGCGCGATACCGGCCTTGGGCGTTCGTCGCTTTACAAGGCGGTGGGTGCGGATGCGAACCCGACGCTTGGCACTTTGCTGAAGGTGCTGGACGGGCTGGGGCTGGGGCTGCGCGCGACGGCGCGGGAGGCGAACGCGGCGCACGCATAACCGGACGTCCCCGATGATCGGGATCGTGGCGGACAGCGGCGATTCCCGCTATGTTCCTGCCAGGGGGACAGCAGGATGACGGCAGCGGGATCGGAGGAGCTTCCGCTCAGGCGGGATCAGGCGCTGGCCTATATCGTGGAGCGGATCGCGCGGACGGGGACCAGCCCGAGCTTCGAGGAGATCGGGCGGGCGCTGGCGGTCAGTGCGACGCGGGCGAAAGAATTGGTCGGGCAGCTGATCGAGCGCGGCGTGATCGAGAAGACGCCCGGCGCGCAGCGCAGCCTGCGCGTGCGGGACATGGCGCATTCGCGGGGGGCGCTGGACCAGGCGTTGCGGCGGCTGGGCTGGGCGGTGGCGGAGCCGCTGGGCATGTTGCCCGGGGGCTTACCGAACGGACAGCTACCGGTTCTCCCGCCATTCGAGCATCTGCCCGACATGGATTGAGCGGAGGCGGCCATGGCGGGGATCGACGAACGGGAGCGGCAGCGCTTCGAGCATCTGGTGCTGGGCAAGCCGCGCCCGTCCGCCGGCCGGACGCGCAAGGTGCGGAAGCGGGCTGTGCTGCTGGCCCCCGGCGTCGAGGCGCGCGTCCAGATCCGCGAGCGTTGGTCGCACAAGGCGGAGGGGACGGCGGAGACGCATGAGCATGTCGCCATCGCCCAGCGCCGGCCGGGATCGCTGGCGCGGCTTCATGCGAGCGGGGCGATCGATGACGACCAGTTGGCGGCGGCGGAAGGGATCCTCGATGCGTGGCGGGGCGTCGTTGCCGGCGTTGCGGTGCGGACTGCCAGTCTGGAGGCCCGGGTGGATGGCGGGGGGCATGGCTAGGCGGAAGGCGAGATGCTGGGGCGGGTTCATGCCGATCTGGCTTATGGGCGGTGGCGGCAGGCGGTGGGGGGCGATGCGGCGGCCGTGCTGGATGTGGTGGTGCATGACCAGGGGCTGACGATCGTGGCGCGGCGCTATCGGATGAGCATGGTGCGGGCGCGGCGGATGCTGGTGGGGGCGCTGGATCAGTGGTGGGTGGCGCGGGGGGCGGTGCGTTGCGTTCGCGGAAGACGACTATGACTCGGCGGTTTTACGTTTGGGCCTACCCTTTGTTGCCGCCCGATACGTTGGCCCCGGTCCCCTGCATGACGTAGCCGCTTGACTGAATAGGATATTTCAGGCGACTTGCACCGGTGGAGAGACAAGACGCCATCAGAATCATCCGAGTGTTCCTGGCCTCACCTAGCGATCTAGGCGAGGAGCGACGAGCCGCCAGAGCCGCAGTGGACGAAATCAACAAGACAGTTGCGCGACCCAACGGATTCCATGTCGATTTGATAGGCTGGGAGGACACGCTGTCGACTGCCGGGAGGCCTCAGGCGACGATCAACGAGGATCTCGAAACCTGCCAAATGTTTATCGGCATGCTGTGGGAGCGTTGGGGAATGGCCCCCGATGCAGGCGGGCGCTTTACTTCGGGCTTCGAGGAAGAGTTCACCCTCGCATCCGAGCGATTTGCACGGACCTGCGAACCGCACATGACAATGTTCTTCAAGGACGTCGACAAATCAAAGCTCGGCGATCCTGGACGCGAACTCTCCAAGGTCCTCAAATTCAAACAGCAGATGATCGACAGGCGCGACATTCTGTTCCAGCAATTCTCAGCGACTTCTGATTTCCAAACGCACGTCCGGCTCGGGATCGCAGCCTATATTTACCGTCTTGAACCAACGAGCGCAGGACAGCGGTTTAGCGTCGCTTCAAGCACCGGTCGCGATCCGACCCAAGCAGTCGATGATCAGGCCGCCGACGGGGCCTGGGTTGGGGGCGGGGTAGAAGCCGAGTTCCTTGGCGAAGCTGCGAGGACCATGGCCTCGGAGCCAATCGGCCTCTCATCTGTCCAAGTTGCTCGTCTCAGGCTCGTGGCTATGGCCGCGGGCGACGCTTCAAACGACGAAACCGTGATTGGGGCACATGACGCCAATCTACTTTACAGCTCGGCCGGAACGCTGAGCCTTAGTCCACGCGAGATGTCAGCGCTGGCGGACGCCGGGATTGAGGCATACGTCGATGAGAACACGCCGCTTTGGACATGGCTCGCGAAATGCCTTCGCAGGTTTCCGCAATGGTTGACCTACACCACGGCCGTTGGCCCCGACGGTAGGCGGGCCGGAGCACTACGCGTTCTTGCGCTACTCGGTAGCCCGCTCGTCTTCGACGAAAGGTTCGACGCTGCAAAGCTTCATGGGGAATGGTTTGGCGACGAGGCATCGGCGGCAGTTAGGAACGCCGCCCTTGAGTACATCGCTCAGTGGGGCGATGCTAACCTCGCAGCGCTGGCCGAGCGCGAATTTGACCGCAATAACTACGCGACTCGCAAAGCAGCGCTAGACGCCGTGATTATGGCGCGTGGTCGAGAGAGCGGCCGTGCCGCCGCGCAGTTCGCTATCGGCGCGTCGTTCGATGCAATTGGCGACCGCCCCATGAAGATCGTACTCGACGGCATGAATGAGCTGGAGGACGACACGCTCGTTACTGCTCTGGATTCTCGTTCTGGTTTGATACGTGCACAGGCTGTTACCCTCGTCGCTGACCGCGGGGCCATCGATGAGCCAACGCTGAGGCGGCTTTTTGAAGATCCGTCAGGTGCTGTGCGAGTAGCGGCTATTAACGTTTTCGAGCGCTCAGTTCGTTCATTAGATGAAAAGGAGGCTGAAAAAGCTTTTCTTAGGAAGAACGGCGAGTCTTCCGGAGGTGTTCTCGGCGGCTTCGATGCCACCGCGCAAGACGCTTATCGGCAATGGAAGCGGCGTCAACTCTCGCGCTTGTCTTTTGAGGAGTTACAGGAGAATGGTAAAAGCGGACTGGGCATTGAAGATCGGCTCGCTGCCCTTGTTTTAGGTCATAGCGGCCTCGTTTTCGACCAGTTGCGATCCGACCTAGACGATCGGTATCTCTCTCGCTGGCGGCAATATCTCGATGTCATTCGAACAAGGTTGGGCGGGGGTGATTCAGGCGACCAGATGGTAGCCATGTTCGAGGAACATCAAGAGTTCCGGCGCAAAAGCCTGATGCGCATTGCGCTGGACGCCATTGAGGAACTGCGTGACCGGAAGGATCTTTCTCGTATCAGAAAGATCATAGACGAGGAAGCGTGTGAGCGGACGTCGGCGGACGTCGAATATCTGGGCCGTATCGGTAGTTGGGAGGACATCCCGCGCATTGGTAAAATGGCTATCGGTTCCGGCATGTCGATGCTGTCTGTTGGTCCTGGTCGTGGAACCGGGGACAAGATAGCGGCGATTTTGAAGCTTGCAGGTGATCGGATCCCCGAATTATTGGCGCTCGACCTACCTCACGACCTCTTGGCTCGCTTGATCGCTAAGATACCGAACAACCGGTTCCGTCTTCTGGACGTCCAAGTTGTCGAGAGCCTGCTTTACCATAAAAATGCGGGGATCAGGAAAGCCTCGGCCCTGAAGTCGCTTGCCGCCAGGACGGTTGTAGAAAACAAATCGCAGTTAGACCGTTATCTCACTGTCGAAAGGGCTAAGTATTACAATGTTATTTTCTGGATGGACCTGGCTCGATCCCAGCGACGCGATACGTATCGATCGATCGTTGATCGTGAACTTGCAAGGATGTTCGGCTAACGCCTTTACTTACAACGGAAGCAGAGTTGAACGAACGCTGAAGGCCGTGAGCCACTGAATCAGTTCGGAAAATACATTATGCCCGTCGAATAAACGGTTCGGCGCTCGGATAATGATTTTATTAAAATGCGCTAATGGCCGACAAGAAATTGCGGCGTTCATTGTGGATGTGCGGGTTGCACACCGAGAGTTTAGCCATGTTCGTACGCGAACGCTCCGGGTAAATATTGAATCAAAACTACCGGAGTTGCTTGCCTCGCTGACGCGCGTGGATGAGCACTGAGGCCTTCCCTGACTTTTCGGGAACCTCCCAAACCAGCGGGGCGCAGAACGGACATGCAGATGGCAGAAACGACCTCGCCATAGCCGCGTCCGGCGCCCGTCCCTTTGCGGGTCAGGCTGATCCCGGAGCCTTTGCATGTCCGAACCCTTGCCCTCGCTGCTCGACGAGCTGCGGCGTGTCAGCGCCGATCTGGACGAGTTGATCGGGGCGATGAGTGACGGGCGGCCTTCGCCGCAGCGGCATGACACCCATGTCGATCGGGTCGAGGGGCTGGCGGCGCGGATGCGCCGGGCGGCGCGCGGTGCCGGTCGTCCTGTCCATCCGCCGCTCGCCCGTCTGGGCGGCGGCTTCATCTGGTGAGCCGATGATCAACGTCGCACAGATCCGGTCCGCGGCTTCGGCAAGCCCCGGCGATATCGTCGGGGTGAGCAAGGCGCAGCTGGCGGAATTGCTCACCGAGATCGAGATCGGGCAGCGGGCGCGGCGGGCGCTGACCAACCTTCGGTCGCTGACGGCGATCGCCGCCAGCGCGTCGGGGGCGCCGTCGTGACGGTCGGTTCGTCCCATCCGGCCGCGATCGATGTGGGCGGGGCTGCCTATTTGCGGGATGCGAAGGGCGCGCTGGTGCCCATCGCTGCGATCAAGGCGGCGGATCTGCTGATCGATGAGGCCGTGCGGGGCATATTGGACCGTGCGGGGGTGCTTTCGGCGGCGATCGGGGCGTTCAAGGCGGCGACGTTCGCGCAGGTGGCGTCGCTTCAGGAACTGTTGGCCCAGCATTATGACGCGAAGGTCGGCGGGGCGAAGGGCAATATCACGCTGTTGAGCTTCGATGGGTGCTCCAAGGTGCAGGTGCAGGTGGCGGATCTGATCGATTTCGGTCCCGAGCTGCAGGCGGCGAAGGTGCTGATCGACGCGTGCCTCAACGAATGGGCGGCAACGAGCGGGGCGGAACTGCGGGCGCTGGTGAACCGGGTGTTCTCCGTCGACAAGCAGGGGCAGATCAACCGGGCCGAACTGTTCATGCTGATGCGCGTGGAGATCGAGGACGTGCGGTGGCGGCGGGCGATGGATGCGATCCGGGATAGTATCCGGGTGATCGGGTCGCGGACTTATGTGCGGTTTTATGCGCGGGATGCGGGGGATGCGCCCTGGCGGGCGGTGTCGGTCGATATTGCGACGGCGTGACGATGCCGACGCAGGCTCCGCGCTTTGGACGCCCGCCCGTGCCGCGACGCGCATGGGCGCCTGCGGCCGGCGCGACGGACAGGCGATTGCGGGGGCGCGCGGGCGTGCGGCAGCGTGAGCAGGTCCGGCGGGAGGAACCGTTGTGCCGGATATGCCTGGCGCAAGGGCATACCAGCGCAACGACGCAGGTTGACCACATTCGATCGCTCGCCTCCGGTGGGAGCAATGACCGGAGTAACCTGCAAGGCCTCTGCACCGACTGTCATGACGTCAAGTCGAAGGCCGAACGTGCACAGGCTCGTCGTCCTTGAAGCCGATCGCGTCTTGAGGCCCCCCGGGGGGGGTAAACGTTCAAGATCGATCCCCCCGGACACCGATGGTCAGGCAATTTTTTGCGTAGGCATAATCAAAGAGTAAAATGTTTGGGGGTGCCATGGCGCGGGGGGGAACACGGCCGGGGGCCGGGCGGCCCCGGAAATCCACGGCGGAGAAGGCGCTGACCGGTACGCTTCGCAAGGATCGCGAATTGGTGGCGAGCGAGGACATCCCGCTCGGGCCGATGATCGTGCCGATCCATCTGTCGGATCTGGCGCAGCTGCATTTCAGGACGATCGCCGACATGCTGGTCGCGCAGAACCGGTCGAGTCCGCATTATGCGGAGCATGTCGCGCTGCTCGCCCAGCGGCTGGAACAGATCCAGCGCTGGCAGGCGGTGTTGGAAATGTCGGGGGACACCTACGAGACGAACACCACCGCCGGCGGCACGCTGTTTCGTGCGCGGCCGGAGGTGAAGTTCCTGTCGGACGCCATGCGGCACGCGCAGTCGCTGCTGGGCGAGCTGATGCTCAACCCGGCCGCGGCGCTCCGGATCGCCACGGTCGGCGACAAGAAGGAAGCCGGCGAATTCGACGATTTCTGATGTGGTGGAGGTTCGTGATTTCGCCGCCATCGCGGAGGGGTATGCCCGCGATGTCATCCGCGGCAGGATCCCCGCCGGCAAGAGCATCAAGCTGGCGTGCAAGCGCCATCTGGATGACCTGAAGGCGAGCCGGAGGCGCGTATTCCCCTTCAAGTTCGATGCCGGCGCGGCCGCCCGGCCGTGCCGGTTCATCGAGAAGCTGCCGCATAGCAAGGGCAAATGGGCCGCCAAGCGGGAGTTGATCCGGCTCGAACCATGGCAGGTGTTCATCGTCGCCTGCACCTTCGGGTGGCTGCACAAGCATAGCGGACTGCGGCGCTTCCGCGTCCTGTTCGTCATCGTGCCGCGCAAGAACGGCAAGTCAGCGATTGCGGCCGGCATCGCGCTCTACATGCTCTGCGCGGACAATGAGTTCGGCGCGGAGGTCTATTCGGGCGCGACCAGCGAAAAGCAGGCGTGGGAGGTGTTCAAGCCGGCCCGCCTGATGGTGCAGAAGACGCCGGCGCTGAAGGCGCGGTTCGGCATCGAGGTCACCGCCAAGACGATTTCGCGGATCCAGGACGGGTCGAAGTTCGAGACGATCATCGGGGATCCGGGCGACGGGCAATCGCCCAGCTGCTCGGTCCATGATGAATATCACGAGCACGCCGACGACGCCCAGATCGACACCATGATCACCGGCATGGGCGCGCGCGACCAGCCGTTGCAGATCCTGATCACCACCGCCGGCGATAATCTGGCGGGGCCTTGCTACACCCGGATTCAGGAGGAGAGGAAGAAGCTGGCCGGGATCGGCCATAATGGCGGCCCGCCGCTCGACGACGAGACATTGTTCATCGAGTTTGCGGCCGACGATGGCGACGACTGGAAGGCGGAGGCCACCCTCCGCAAGGCCAATCCGAACATGGATGTCTCCGTCAATGGAGATTATCTCCGGGCCCGCCAGCGCGACGCGATCACCACCCCGCGCAAGGCCGGCGTCTTCAAGACGAAGCACCTCAATCTGTGGGTGTCGGCCAAGGCGGCGTTCTTCGATGTGGAGGCGTGGCGACGGTGCCATGATCCGAGCCTGCCGGTCCGCGCGATCGATGCGTTGGCGCTGCCCGAATTGCAGGGGCGGCGCGTCATCCTGGGCCTCGATCTAGCGTCCAAGGTCGATATCGCGGCGCTGGAATATCTGTTCCTGCCGATCGGGCCGAAGGCGACGCTGGAGGATCCTTACGTCCGGATCGGCCGCTATTTCCTGCCGGCCGATACCGTCCAGTCGGTGCCGACCTATGCCGGCTGGGATGCGCAGGGCCTGCTGGACGTCACCGAGGGCAATATCGTCGACTATGACGAGATCGAGCTTGCCATCAACGAGGCGTCGACGCGCTTTCAGGTCGAGCATGTGCCCTACGATCCGTTCCAGGCGACGCAGCTTTCCACCCGGCTGGCCAAGGAAGGCGTGCCGGTGATCGAATATCGGCCGCTGGTGCTCAATTTCTTCGAGCCGATGAAGGAACTGGACGCGCTGACCCGCGCCCGCACCATCCGCCATGCGGGCTGCCCCGTGATGGAATGGGAGATGTCGAACGTCGTCGCGGCGCCCGACAAGAAGGACAACGTCTATCCGAACAAGCCGGTCGGACAGAATCATCTCAAGATCGACAATCCCGTCGCGCTGATCAGTGCGCTGGGTGTGGCCATGTCACCGCCGGAAGGGACGAAGACGCATGGCACAATCTTCGTCGACCTCGACGACTAGCCCGCGCATCGCGCGCGGTCATGAACTGGTCCGCGCCGCCACCGACAGCGCGGTGGTGACGTCGGGCGATGCGGCCATGTTCGAATGGTTTGGCGGGAGCCAGCGGGCCGCCGGCATGACCGTCAATTCGGACACCGCGATGCGCATGTCCGCGGTGTGGCGCTGCGTCACGCTGATCTCCGGCGCGAATATGAGCCTGCCGCTCTGCATCTATCGCCGGACGGCGGGTGGCGGGCGGGAGCGGGCGGACGATCATCCCTATGCCCGCCTGCTGCGTGACGAACCCAATGACGAGATGTCCGGTCCCGAACTGGTCGAGCTGGCGACGATGTCGGTCCTGCTGCGCGGCAATGGCTATGGGCTGATCCGGCAGGCGCGGAACGGCACGATCACCGGGATCGATTATTATCATCCCGAACAGGTCGCGCCCTACCGGTCGGGCGGATCGGTCTGGTATCGCTTCACCAACGACGACAGCAGCCAGGAATTTCACGAGGCGGCCTATGTGCTGCACTTTCGCGGCCCCGGCCGGACGCGGGACAAGCTGCTGGCGCTGTCGCCGATCAGCTTCCATGCGCAGGCGATCGGCGTGGGGCTGGCGGTGCGGGATTATACCGCCGGCCAGTTCGAACGCGGGCTGCTGACGAACGATTATTTCCAGTTTCCCAACGGGCTGTCCAACGAGCAGCGCGCCGAGTTTAAAGCCTATCTCCAGAAGAAGGCGCAGGGTGTTTCCAACGCCCACAACCCGCTGCTCTTGTCCGAAGGGGGCGAGTGGAAGCGCCTGTCGATCTCGGCGAAGGATGCGCAGCTGCTGGAGCTGCTGCAATATACGACGGTCGATATCGCCCGGATCTTCGGCGTGCCGCCGCACATGATCGGCGAGACGGAGAAGTCGACCAGCTGGGGGACGGGGATCGAGCAGCAGGGCATCGGTTTCGTCCGCTACACGCTGCGCCCGCACCTCGTCCGCTTCCAGCGCGAGTTGAACCGCAAGCTGTTCCCCCGGGCCGGCAACCGCCCGGCCGACTATTTCATCGAGTTTGATCCGGACGCGCTGATGCAGGGCGATGCCAAGGCGCAGGGCGAATATTTCCGGCTGGCGCTGGGCGGCAACCAGCTGCCCGGCTTCATGTCGGTCAACGAGGTCCGGCGGCTGAAGAACCTGCCGCCGACCGCGGGCGGCGACGCGGTCTACCAGCCGACCGGTGATCCCGCGACCGAGGCCGGCCCGACACCGGGCGACGACGAAACCCAGCCGGCGGACGCGCCGGAGACGCCCGGAGAGGATCCCGATGAAGAACCGTAAGCTGCTGGCGCTGGTCCGGGACAATGCCGGCCGGGGCGCGGAGATCCGCGTGGAGGCTTCCGGCGACAGCACCACCGTCTATGTCTACGACGTGATCGATGCCTATTGGGGCGTCAGCGCCAGCGACTTTGCGCGCACGCTGTCGGCGATCACCACGAGCGAAATCGTGCTGCGCATCAACAGCCCGGGCGGCGACGTGTTCGAGGCGCGCGCGATGATGGCGGCGATCGCCGAGCATCCCGCCACCGTCGTCGCGAAGATCGACGGACTTGCCGCCTCGGCCGCGACGGCGCTGTCGCTGGCCGCCGATCGTGTCGAGATTTCCGACGGCGGTTTCTACATGATCCACCAGGCGTGGACCTTCGCGCTGGGCAATGCCGACGATCTGCGGTCGACGGCCGACGTGCTCGGCAAGGTCGATGACGTCCTGATCGCCGGCTATGCGAAACGGACCGGCAAGGGCGACGCCGAAATCTCCGCCTGGATGAAGGCGGAGACCTGGTTCACCGCGCAGGAGGCCGTGGACAACGGCTTTTGCGATGCGGTGACGGCCACGGCGCCGAAATCCGGCGCGCGGGCGCAGGCCTATAATCTGGCCGTCTATGACAACGCCCCCAAGGCGCTCGCCCCGGACCCGCCCGACGATGGCGCGCGCCAGCGCATGTTGGCCCGCCTCCGCCTGTACGACCGAACGGCGTAGCGCCTCCCGCCCGCCTGATCCGGCCCCGCTTCGGCGGGGCTTTTTTATGCCAGAAAGGCCCCCCCGATGAAGATCAAAGCGCTTCGCGATCAGCGCGTCGCCAAGGCGACCGAAGCCCGCAACCTGCTCGACACCAACACCGGGGAGAAGTTCACCAAGGAGGTCTCCGCGCAGGTCGACACCATCTATGACGAAATCGACCGCATCGATTTGCAGATCTCCGCGCTCGAACGGCAGGCGCGCATCGATGGCGAGCAGCAGGACGGCGGCGCGCGCAACGAAGCCGAGCAGCGCGCCCGCCACGGCCGCACGACCGAGGAAAACGAGCAGTCCGACCGCTACAATGCGGCGTTCCGCACGTTCATTTTGAACGGCGAGCGCGGCATGACGACCGAGGATTTCGCGGCGCTGCGGGCCGGTCAGGTGCAGAATGCCCAGTCGGTCGGCACCGGCGCGGCGGGCGGCTACATCGTGCCGGCCGGCTTCGGCGGTGAACTGCTGGAGGCGTTGAAGGCGTTCGGGGGGATGCGCGACGTCGCCACCATTCTCCCGACCGCCGGCGGCGCGCCGATTCCGTGGCCGACCGTCGACGAGACCGGGGTGGAGGGCGAGATCGTCGCCGAGAACCAGCCCGCATCCGATCAGGACGTCGCGTTCGGCACCACCTCGATCGGCGCGTATAAATATAGCTCGAAGGTGTTCACCATCCCGTTCGAGCTTTTGCAGGATCAGGGACCGGGGATGGATGTGGAGGGCTTCGTGCGCCGCGCCGCCGCGCTGCGCATCGCCCGCATTACGAACCGCCATTTTACCGTGGGCACGAACGTGAACCAGCCGCAGGGCGCGGTGACCGGATCCGATGTCGGCAAGGCGGGCGCGGCGGGGACCGCCACGTCGGTGACCTATGACGATCTGGTCGATCTGGAGCATTCGGTGGATCCGGCCTATCGATCGATGCCGGGCGTCCGGTTCATGTGGCATGACAGCACGCTGCGCGCGTTGAAGAAGCTGAAGGATCTGTCGGGCTTCCCGCTGTGGCTGCCGGGCGTGTCGGTCAAGGAACCCGACACCTTCCTGAGCTACCGCTACACGATCAACCAGGACATGCCGGTCATGGCCGCGAACGCCAAGTCGATCGCGTTCGGCGACCTGTCGCAATATATGATCCGCGACATCATGCAGGTCACGCTCTTCCGCTTCGACGACAGCGCTTACGTCAAGCGTGGCCAGATCGGGTTCCTCGCCTGGTCGCGCCACGACGGCAAGATCATCTCCGGCGGCAAGCCGATCAAGATCTACCAGAACGGCCCGAACTAACAGGCGGATCCGCGCGGGGCGGCACCGGTCGCCCCGTTTCCCTCCCTCGATCGGGATCATGAAATGGCGACAACCCCTCCCGTCGTGCCGACCCGCGCGCGTCGTTCCGCTCCGCCTGCGACGGACGCCGCCGCACCCGAATCCGGCGATGCTCCGGCGGCCGAAGGCACGATCCTCCCGGCGGGCGACGCCGAAGCGCGCGTGCTGCTCGCGTTCGAAAATCACCAGCCGAACGATGTCGTCATGCTGACCGCCGACGAACTGCGCGCGGCCGTCGACGCCGGCTATGTCGATGCCGACCCGGCGGCGGTCGCTTACGCAAAGGGCTTGCTCGCATGACGGAGCTGGTATCGCTCGACGACATCAGGGCGCATCTGCGGCTGGAGGAGATCGAGACCGACGACGCCATGCTGATCGGCATGATCGTCGCCGCGCGGCGGATCTGCGAGCAGCGGATCCGGCGATCGGTGGCCGATATGGGGACCGACGACCTCGCCGTGCTGCGGCAGGCGATCAAGCTGCTGGTCGGCGACTGGTATCGGAACCGCGAGAGCGGGGATGCGGGGGACGGCCAGCTGCCCGCCGCGGTTCGCTGGGTGCTGCACCCGATCGTCAGCATGGCGCTCGACTGATGGCGATCGCGGCGGGCGATCTCGACAGGCGGATCGCGCTGCAGGTTAAGGACCAGATCGAGAATGGCCGGGGCGGGCGGAAGCCCAACCCCGCAACCGGCGGCTGGACGACGATCGCACGGCCATGGGCGCAGCTGCTCCCGCTGCGCGGCGAGGCGGCGGTGCGCAACCTCGTCGAGCGGCACACGCAATTGTGGCGCGTGACGATCCGGATGCGACCGGGGGTGACGCCGGCGCACCGGATCCTGTTCGGATCCATGCCGATGACGATCAAGTCCGTCGCGCCCAATGAAGAGGGCGACGGGCTGGTGATGACCTGCGAAAGCGGAGGACCGTCCAATGTCCCATGATCGGGTCGCACGCTGATGGCGCGGCGGAAATCGTTGCGCGGCATGGGTCGCGTCCGGCGGCTGTTCCGGCGGCTGCCGGCGGCGGTGGCGGGGGAAATCGTCGTCGAGCTGCATGTCACCGGGCGCGAGATCCTGGCCGCGGCCAAGGCGCGGACGCCGCGGGCGACGGGGGCGCTGCTGGATGGGGAAAGCCAGCGCGTGCGGCCGAAATTGCTGCGATTGCAGGTCGGTTTGCTCGGCACGCCGAAGGGGCGTTCGAAACTGTTTTACGGGCGGATTCAGGATCTGGGCCGGAAGGCGCAGGTGGTGCTGGTCGAACGGCGGCGCCGCGTGAAGCGGACGCTGTCCAACGGGCTGGAATTGTCGCTGCTTCGCGTCGGCGCGAACGGTCGCAAGCGCAGCGAGGACATCGTGTCCACCTACCGGATGAAGGTCCGTGCCATGCCGGGCAAGCGGTTCATCACCGGACGCTTCCCCGACCTGCGGGGCAAGCTCAACCGCAATCTGCGCGGTATCTTCAGCCGCGCGCTGGCTGCGACGGCGGCGGGGGGCGGGGATGCTTAGCGCGAAATCGGCGGTCGAGGCGGCGGCCTATGATGCGCTTTCCGCCGCGATCACCGGTGCCGCCGTCTATCAGGATGTCCCCGACGACGCGCCTTACCCGATCGTCGTCGTGGGCGACCTGTCCAGCCGCCGGCTACCCGGCAAGGCCGCCAGTCGCGACCGGATCGTGACGGTCAGCATCGTGACGCTGGTGGCGGCCGAGGAGCGGGCGCCGCTGCTCGCGCTGATGGATCAGGCGGATGCCGCGCTGGACGGCTTCACGGTTCACACCGGTGGCTGGACGCTCGCCTTCGCCTTCGATGACGACGACGCTGCGCTTCAGGACGACGGCCAGACCTATGCCGGCGTCGCCGCCTACACGGTGATGGCGCTCGCCGACGACTGAGCCGGCCCCTTTTTCCCGACCTTCCGCGTGCCGCCCCGGCGCGCTTTTCGCACATGGAGACCGCGATCATGGCCACCAAGAAACTCGGCAGCGATTACCGGCTGTTCGTCCAGACCAGCACCGCCGCCACCTTCGTCCAGCCGGCGGGGCAGGGCAATTTGACCATCAACCGGAGCAAGGCCTTCTCGTCCAACGCCACCAAGGATGCCGAGGGCGTCGATACCCAAAGCCCCGGGTTGCGCACCTTGTCGATCAATCAGGCGATCGTGCCCTCGCTCCCCGATCCCGACGGCTACACCCGCATGGAAACGCTCGACAAATCCAACGCCACCGAGATTTTCCAGGTGCGCAAGAAGCCGTTCGCGGTGGCGGACGTGGTGTTCGAATGCGTGATGTATACCAGCCTCGATAACACCGGCTTCGAGCAGGGCAGTTCGGTGTCGGCGGGCGTCGTGCTGCAACCGGCGGAGCAGCCGACGAGCGACAAGCTGGCCTGATGCCCAGCATCACGATCGGCACTCTGGCGCTGACGCCGCGCCGCGCGGACGATCTCGATGCGCAGCTGGTCGCGGCGACCGGCTGCAACGCGGCGGAAATCGACATGCTGCTGTCCGCCGGGCCGGATCGCGCCGCCCGCGCGCTGCTCCCGTTCCTCGGGGACGACGCGCCCCCGGTCGGCACGCTGGCCGCCGCGATCGCGCGGGATCCGGACGCGGTCGCCACCATCCGCGCGCTCTATGCCGCGCCCCCCGAAGCATCGGAGATCCTGCCATGACCGAACCACGCACGCCCAACGCCGAGCGCGGCGAGATGTCGCTCGTCCTCGCCGGTCGCCCGATGGGGCTGCGGCCCAGCTATGAGGCGATCGTCGCGATGGAGGCGTCGCTGGGGCGCGGCCTCGTCGATGTGGCGCGCGACGCGATCGCCGCGAAGCTGTCGCTGGGCGAAACCGCGCAGATTGTCACCGAATGCGTCCGCGCCTGGGGACGGGAGACGGAAGACAAGGACGCAGCCGGCGCGCAACCCAACCGGATCGGCCGGCTGATCCTCGATGCGCCGGGCGGCTTCCACGAGGTCCAGCGCATCCTGTCCGGCCTGCTCTCCATGGCGGTGACCGGTGGCTACGATCCGGAGGGAAACGTGAAGCCGGCGGCGACGACGACGATGGACGGGGCAGTCCCCGCCGCCGGCTGATGGGACTGGCGCAGGCCGCGCTGGGATGGCGGCCGCGCGAATTCTGGGATGCGACGCCGCACGAATATTGGGCGGCGGTCGAGGGCTATGAGCGGTTCCACCGCCAGCCCGAGGAATAGGAAGGGGGCGGGCGATGGCGGAGAATACCGAACGCCTACTGTTGCAGGTCGATGCGGCGACCGAACTGCTCCGCCGGCATCTGACCGAGGCGGAACAGCCGCTCGACCGGTTCGAGCGCCGCGCGGACCGAATGGTGGAGCAGGTCGACCGCGCGATCGGCGGCATGGGCGGCCGGTTCGGAGCGTTCGCCGCGCTGGCCGATGACGCGGCAAAACGCGCGGAAAAATCGTTCGAGGCCAGCTTCACCCAGGTGCAGCGCATCGCCGCGCAGGCGGTGAAGGGGCCGACCGTCGATGCCCGCGCGGATCTGGGGATCGAGGGCCTGCGCGCGCAGGCGGCGGCGGCGCAGGACCAGGCCCGGTCCTTCGAACTGATCGCCGCCGCGGCCGAGCGCGCATCGGGCGGCAGCCGTCACGCCAGCGAAGCCTCCTATCTGTTCATCCAGGCGACCAATGCCAGCCGGATCGGGGCGGAACAGAAAGCGGCGGCGCTGCTGGCCGAAGCCGGCGCGCTGGAACGGGTGCAGATCGAATTGCTGCGGAGCGCCGAGGCGACCGAGCATTTCGTGACGCGTCACCAGCGCGTCGCGGAGGCGGAGGCGGCGGAAAAGCGGCTCGCCATCGCCACCGCCGAGGCCGCGACCGAACAGCGCGCGCTGGCCGCCGCCGCCAATCTGCTCCGCGCGTCGATCGACCCGATGTTCGCCGCCCAGCAGCGGTTCGACCAGGAGATGATCCGCGCCGAAACGCTGTTGCGCGCCGGCGCGATCAGCCAGCGCGACTATGCGACCGCCAGCGATCTGGCGCGCACCGCGCTGAACCAGCAGGCGATGCAACTCAGCGGGTCGGCCGCGGCCGCGACCCGCGCGATCGTGGTCCAGCAGCAGCTGACCAACGAGACCCAGCAGCTGCGCGCCGCGCTCGATCCGATGTTCAGTGCGCAGCAGCGGTTCGATCAGGAACTGGACCGGGCCGACCGGCTGCTCGCCGCCGGGGCGATCTCCACGCGGGAATATGCGTCCGCGCTCCAGATGGCGCGGAACAACCTTTACGAGCACGCGCGCGGCCTGCCCGTCGCCAGCGCCAATACGGCGCAGCTGACCGAGGAACAGCGGCGATCGATCGCGGTGATGGGCACCAACCGCATGGCGATGCAGGGCCTGTCCTACCAGGCGCAGGATACGTTCACGCAATTGTCGATGGGTGCGAACGTCTTCAACGTGATCGCCATTCAGGGTGCGCAGGCGGCGGGCCAGCTGTCCTTCCTGCGCGCGGAAGCCGGCACCGCGCTCGCCCGCGTCCAGACGTTCAGCAATTTCATGCTGGGGCCGTGGGGACTGGCGATCACCGCCGCGATGTTCATCGTCGGCGCGCTGACCAAGAACATGCGCTTCTTCACCGATGAGACCGGGGACGCGGTCAGGAAGCTGGAGAAGGACGCCCAGCAGGTCGAGATCACCAGCGATGCGAAGGCCCGTTTCGGCCGGACGCTTGCGGGCGTCACCGCCGCGATCCGCGACCAGAACAAGGCCCTGACGGACAGCGCTGCCGCCGAAACGGATGCAACGGAACGCGCCAACATCGACGCAAACAGCCGCGCGCGGCAGGCAGCGGAGATCCGGAAGGTCACGGCCGCGCGCCTTGCCGATGCGCTGGCGGCGCGGGAAGCGCTGGACGACAGCGCCTTCGCCAACACCGATCCCCGGGCGGCGGCGGTCGCCAAACGGGTCCGGGACGAAGATGTCGCCGGGTTGCGTGCGCAACTGGCGGCGGCCGATGCCGCGGTGGATCTGGCGAACGCGAATGTAAACCGCACGCGCGTCGATCTGGCCGCGGCGGCGGCGAAGCGCATGGTCGATCCGCTCGCGCGCATCAACCGGCTGTATGACGAGCAGGCGCGCGCGATCCGCAATGCCGCGCGCGCTGCGGCGCAGGGCGGGGCGATCGTCACCGCCGGCCTGACCCGCCAGCTTGCGGCGATCGAGCGCAACCGCGCCGCCGCCCTCGCCGCCGAGCAGGCGCGGCAAAATGCCGGCCGTGGCAGCGGAAATCGCCAGTTCGGTCGGGAGGTCGACGTCGCCGGCGCGACCGCGATCGTTTCCTCGATCGGCGGGCGTGTCACCAGCGGCCTGCGCAGCCGCCAGCGCCAGGCCGAACTCTATGCGGATGCGCAGGCGGGTCGCCATGTCGGGCCGGTCGCCAAACCCGGCACGAGCGCGCATGAACGCGGGCAGGCGATCGATGTCGCATACGGTCCCGGAATCAGCGTCGCCGCGATCCGGAAGGCCTTTGCCGATGCCGGCGTGACGTTGCGCAAGGTGCTGAACGAACCCGGCCAGCGCGTCTATCATGTCGAATATGGCAAGGCCGGGCCGTCCGCCGCCACCGTGGGCCGGCGCGCCGAGGCCGCGCGGACGAAGCTGCTCCGCGACGACAGCGCCTTCGCCGGCGATCTGTTGCAGGCGCGCCGCCGGCTGATCGATGCCACCACGCGCGGGGCGGACAGCGAGGCCGAGCGGGACGCGCTGTTGCGTGAGGAAATCGATGCGGAGGCGGGTACGGCCAGGCGCAAGCTCGCCGACCGGCTGAAGGCGGGCGACCTGACCGACGCGCAGGCGCGCCAGCTGGGGGAGGTCAACGAGGCGACCCGCCGCCAGCGGCTCCAGAATGTGCGGATCGAGGCGGCGACCCGGTCGATCGACCGGCAATATCAGGCGCGGGCGGAGGAGGGGCAGGCCCGGCTGGAAATTCTCCGCCTTCAACAGGGCATGGCGATCACCGACGCGGATCGAAACCGGATCGGCCGCCAGATCCTCGATCTGGAACAGCAGCTGCGCCGCGCGACGCTGGAGCGGGTGCGCGATACCTCGCAGGACGCGGAGCAGGTGCAGGGCGCGCGGACCGCGCTCGGCCGGTTGCCGGCGCTGGAGCGGACGGAACGCGACGCCTTCGACGCCGGCCAGGCCGGGCCGATCGAGCAATATCGCCAGCGGCTGGTCGCCGCGACCGACGATATGGGTGCGGCGCTGGAAGGTGTCGCGGTGCGCGGCTTCGGCGCGCTGGAGGAGGCCGGCGCGCGCGAGATCGCCAACATCCTCAAGATCAAGGGTGCGTTCGGGCAGCTGGCGTCCAGCATGATCGCCGATCTGGCGCGGATCGCGATCCAGAAGGCGATCCTGTCCGCGCTGCCGGGGGTCGGATCCTTCCTGGGCTTCGCGGATGGCGGGCGGATCCCCGCCTTTGCCGATGGCGGCCCGAGCGGCCGGATTCGCGGTCCCGGCAGCGGGCGGTCGGACAGCATCCTCGCCCGGGTGTCGAACGGCGAATATATCATTAACGCGGCGGCGACGGCGCGGCACCTGCCGCTGATCGAGGCCATCAATGCGAACCGTCTGCCCGCCTTCGCCAGCGGCGGGCCGGTCACGCCGCGCCTGTCCGCGCCGCGGCTGCCCGATCTGTCCGCCGCGCAGCGCGGTGCTCGCCAGCAGGTCGATGTGACGATGAAGGTCGCGCCGTCGCCGCTGTTCACGACCGAGATGACCAACGTCAGCGCGCGGGTGGTGACCGAGGCGGCGCCGGCGATCGCCGACATGGGCGCGGCGCGCGCGCTGAGCCTTGCCGGCCGGCCGCGGCTGGGCGGGGGGCATGGATGAGCCTTGTTATCATCCCGCCCGCCCCGGTCGCAGCGAAGATCGACTGGAAGCCGGGTGCGCGGACGCAGGTCAACGAATCGGAATGGTCCGCCGCCGCGCAGACCGTGATCCTTGCGGGGGCGCCGCGCTGGCGGGCGAGCGTCACCTATCCGTCGATCGTCGGCGAGGCCAATATCCTCGCCTGGCGGGCGTTCGTCGTCGATCTGGAGGGGAGCGCGCACTGGTTCCGGCTGGTCGCGTGCGAGCGGGACCAGATCGTCGGCGCGGCGCCCGTCGTCGCGGGGGCGGGGCAAAGCGGTCATCAGCTGGTGACGCGCAACTGGGGTTCGGCGGGGCTGAAGCTGCGCCGCGGGCAGTTCGCGACGGTCGGCGAGCAGTTGCTGATGCTGGTGGCGGATGTCGTCGCGGACGATGCCGGCGTCGCGCCGCTCCGGTTCAAGCCGTACCTGCGCGAGATCCCCGCCGATGGCGCGGCGATCGAGGTCCGCCGGCCTTATGCGACGATGGCGATGGTCGATGACGAGGCCGGATGGTCGGTCGGCATCGGGCAAAATTACCAGATCCAGTTCGATTGCAGGGAGCGCTTCTGATGGCGAGCCGTCCCGACAGCAGCGCCATCGCCGCGCTCGACCAGCCGGTCATCCGCCCGCACACGGTCGGCTTTCTGGATATCCTCGGCGATCCGATCCGGGTGACGACCGCGCCCTATTCGATCACGTTCGAGGGGACCGGCGACGCCGATCTGGACGGCCACACCTTCCTCGCCGTGGATCCGCGCTTCATTTCGGTGAGCGCGGTGCGATCGAAGGAAGGTGGCGGCGATACGGTCAGCTGCACGCTGTCCGGGTTGGCCGGGGTCGACGACGAATTGATGACCCGGATCGGCGACAAGGCCAACTGGCAGGGACGCGACGCCCGGCTGTGGCGGATGATGTTCGATGAGAACCTCCAGCGGATCGGCAATATCTGGTGCTATTTCACCGGTTACATGACCGTGCCGAAGGTGGTGGGCGACCGCAGCGCGCAGACGATCATCCTCGATATCGAAACCTATCTGGCGTTTCTGATGCAGGCGTCGAACCGGTCCTGGCTCGATCAGGCGCGCTATGATTCCGGCGACCTGTCGGCGGAGGCCTCGATCGCGGTTGCGAACGGCACCAGCGCGGCGGCGCTGACCGGCGGCGGCGGCGGGATCGCGGCGGCGATGGCGGCGGGCGGCATGGCCGGGCGCATGGCGGCGCGGCTATGATCCGGCGGGCGGATTGGGAGCAGCGGCTGGCGGACTATCTCGGGCCGCTGCGCGCGCTGCCGCATCGCTGGGGCACGCATGATTGCTGCACCTTCTGTGCCGGCGCGGTGCTGGCGATGACCGGCGTGGATCCGATGCCCGAATTTCGCGGGCGATATGCGACCGAGCGGGGATCGCTGATCGCGCTCCGGCGGCTTGGCGCGGGCACGCTGGAAGCGACGCTCGATACCAAGTTCGTCCGCATCCCGCCGGCGCTGGCGCATCGCGGCGATCTGGTGCTGATCGGCGGATCGCTGGCCTTGTGTTTCGGCGCGTTCGCGACCGCGCCCGGCGTGGATCCGGAGCGGGTCGGGCTGGTGCGGTTGCCGCGCGGCGACGACTGGACCGCCGCCTGGCGCGTGCCCTTCGTGGGAGAGGCGGCATGAGCAGCAAGGCCATCGGCCGGATCGCGCTCGGCGCGGCGATCATCGGCGGCGCGTTCCTCACCGGGGGGGCGACGATCCTGCCGTCGATCGCGGCGACGTCGGCCGGCACGGCGGCGATCGGCGCGGCGCTGTCGACGACTGCGCTGGGCAGCCTTGCGCTGGCCGCCGGCACGGCGGTGGCGCTCAGCGGGGTGTCGGAGGCGACCGCGCGGAAACCGGTCACGCAGTTGGCGCAGCTCGACCGGCTGAATGCGTCGCTCGTGCCGGACACGCGCCGGCCCGACGTGCTGGGTCGAACCGCGATGGCGACCGACATCCGTTATGTTGAACCGTCCGGTGCGAACCAGGAATATATCGATTACATCATCGGCGTCGGCGCGCACCGCGCGAACAGCATCGACGAATTGTGGTTCGAGGATCTGCTGGCCTGGTCGGCGAAGGGCGGGGTGCAGGGGAAATATGCGGGTTACCTGACCGTCCAGACGCGGCTGGAGGGATCGGCCGCCAATACCATCGCCATCAATGGCGGGACGAAATGGGGTGCGACCCGGCGGCTGACCGGCTGCGCCTATCTGCACCTCCGCATCAAGCGGACGGGCAACGGCAAGAAGGCCGAAAGCCCGTTCGCGGGCGGCCTGCCCGGCCGGGTGACGATCATCGGCGAGGGCCGGCCCTTCTACGATCCGCGGCTGGACGACACCGTCCCCGGCGGGTCCGGGCCGATGCGCGTCGACGATCAGGCGACCTGGGCGTTTCGCGTCGCGGACCGGGAGATCGGGCGGAACGCGGCGCTGGCGGTGCTCAACCGGCTGCTGGGCTGGCGGATCAACGGGCTGGTGTCGGTCGGGATGGGCGTGCCGGCGCGGCGGATCGACATGGCCAGTTTCATCGTCGCCGCCAATCTGTGCGACGAAGCCGTGTTGCGTGCCGACGGGACCGCCCGGCCGCGCTTCCGGCTCGACGGGCTGTTCACCGAGGGCGAGGATCCGCCGACCGTGCTGAACAACTGCACCGCCGCCTGCAACGGCCGGCTGCGCGACGGCGGCGGGCGGCTGTCGCTGGTGATCATGCATAATGATCTGGCGACCGCCGCGCTCGACGACGGGCTGGGCGATGACGACATGATCTCCGCCTTCGCCTGGAACCCGGATGCGGCGCTGGAGCAGAGCTATAATATCGTCCGCGGGCGCTACACCGATCCGTCGTCCGCCTCGCTCTATCAGCTGGTCCCATGGGGCGAGATCCGCGCCTTCGATTTCGCGGACGGGATCGACCGGATCCTGACCGTCGACCTGCCGCAGACGCAGGAGGCGGCGACCGCGCAGCGGATCGGCAAGCAGGCCCTGCAACGGAAACAATATCAGCGGAGCCTGTCCGCGACCTGGAATGCGCGCGGCTGGCGCTATCAGGTCGGCGATGTCGTGCCGGTCACGCTGGCGGCGCTGGGCATGACGCGCCGGCTGTTCCGGGTGGCCGAGCAGACGATGACGATGGACGGCACCTGCCCGATGGTGCTGGTCGAGGAAAATGCGGCGATCTACGCTTGGGATCGGGAGGACAGCCCGGCGGTGCGCGCGGCCGAACCGATCGTCTATGACAGCCGGAACAACCCGCTGATCCTCGCCATCGACCGCGCCGCGACGACCGCGGAATGGACATCGATCGTCGACACGGACGGGTCGAAGCCGTTGCCTTATGCGGACGTCACCCGCGACGTGCTCGATCAGGGGCGCTTCCTGCTGGCGACGGCCTCTGCCCGGATCGGTACGGAAACCCGCAGCCGGTTCGATCCGCTGTTCTGGACGGTGAACTTCCCGAACACGATGATGGCCGCGCTGCGCGCCTCGCCCGGGCGGATCGAGGTCGATGCGGTGTTCCATCGGAAGGATCATCTCGTCGGCGTGATCTGGGAATCGGCCGACCGGTTCGATCATCCGACCACCGCCTATGACACGCGCACCGATTATCGCGGCTGCGTGCTGCGCTTCCGGGTGCAGCTGCGCGGCGATGTGCTCGATCTGGAGGCGATCGACGGGCCGGTGCTGACGATCGAGGGGCGCGATGCCGGCGGGGCGGCGCGGACCTGGTATGTGCGGCTGGGCAATGCCGCGGTGTCGGGAACGGCGCGGGATGCGGTCGTGGAGATCGATTTCGATCATCTGAAGGCCGGATTTTACGGCACCTCCAGCGCCTATGCGGGGGATATCGACCGCATGTTCATCTCGCTCGCGCCGGCCGGTTACACGGGCGGCGACGCGCGGCTGGCGGGGCCGGTGGAAGGCGGGATGATCCTGTCCGAGATCGTGGTGACCGGGACCAATGCGACGCTGACCTGTGGCCTCGGGCCGGGCGGGGTCCATGAGGTCCGCATGAGCAACGGCTATGACGACAGCTACAATGTCGCGCCGGCGCGGATCCTGCGCAACCTCCGGCTGCTCGGCTATCGCGGCAGCTTCAACCATTATGTTGGGATGAGCCATTATTTCCGGTGGGACTGGAATGCGGGCGAAGGGCGCTTCGTCGCGCAGGATGTCGACCAGCCGCTGAACGCGCCCTGTGCGGCGTGGCACGCCGATCTGGCGGCGCTGCTGAAGGCGGAGCGGATCACGCTGATCCTGTCGCTGAGCTATGAGATGCTGGACGCGTTCATGCCCGCCGGCTTTCGCCAGCTGGATGCGGACGGCGCGCCGGCGCTGACCGGCTGGTCGCCGCCGTCGAGTCTGTTTTCGCCCTGCAACAGTGCCGGCATGGCCTATCTGGCGAGGGTGGCGAAACAGTTTTGCGCCATCGCCGCCGCGGCCGGGCAGCCCGTGCAGTTTCAGGTCGGCGAACCCTGGTACTGGGTGGATCCGCAAACGCAGATCCCCTGCTTCTACGATCCGGCGACGACGGCCGCCTATCTGGCCGAGACCGGCCGGCAGGCACCGGTGATCCGGACGATGGCCGGGGCGATGGACGCGGAGCGGACCCTGTATCTCGACTGGCTGGGGGCGAAGCTGGCGGCGTCCGTGCTGGCGCTGGTGGCGGGCGTGCGCGCGGAGCATTCGGCGATGGTCAGCCATGCGCTGCTCTATCTGCCGCAGATCCTGGACAGCCGGATGCCGGAATTGCAGCGCGTAAACATGCCGGTCGGACTGGCCTATCCGGCGCTCGATATTCTTCAGGTCGAGGATTATGATTTCGTCATCGATGGCCGGCCCGATCTATCCGCCTCCGGCCGGGCGGCGATCGAGCGGCGGCTAGGCTATCCGCGGTCGAAGCAGCATTATTTCGGCGGGTTCGCGCTGCACCGGGACAGCGGCACGATCTGGCGCAGCACCACCAACGCGATGCAGGCGGCATACGACCACGGCGTCGGCACGCTGTTCGTCTGGGCGTACACGCAGATCCTGCGCGACGGTTATGTCCCGCTGCTCAAGATCGCGCCCCCGCTGGCGCTGGCCGATCTGCTGGGCGTCGATCTGAACGGTGCGCAGCCGGCCGATGGCGATGTGCTGGTCTGGCGATCGAACCCGGGCCGCTGGGTGCTGGGTCGCCCGCAATAAGACGCCGCGACGGCGCGATCACAGGAGGGCAGTATGATGGAACCGTGCAGATCGCGCGGCGGGAGGGGCGCGCCATGACGTGGGCGGCATCCTATCTTCCCCATGTCGTCGCGCTGGTGGGGGCGGGGGGCTTCGGCGCATCCCTCAAGCCGACGTTCGATTTCATTCTCCGCCGGCGTGAGCGCAGCGACACCGTCGCGCTGGAACTGGTCCAGCGGCTTCAGGCGCGGATCGATGGCCTGGAGCTGGCGGGCGCGGCGGAGCGCCTCTCCTGCGCGCAGCAGGTCGAGCATCAACGCGAACTGTACGAGGCCAAGCTGTCGCAGCTGCGCCACGAACTCGCCAATTATCGCACCGAAAACCAGATGCTGCTGATGGTGCTGGAACTGGCGCCCGAAAAATCGGCGCTGATCCTGGCCCGGATGCGGCAGGAACGTGTGGCGATCGCCGGCAGCACCGAGGCCGAACCGGCCTGACCTTTCACCATGGGAGACGTCCATGACGACAGCGCCTGCGCTGGCGTGGCTTTCGGCTGCGCGATCGAAACTCGGCATCCGGGAGGTGGCCGGATCGAAGCATGATCCGACGATCCTCGGCTGGCTGAAGCTGCTGGGTGCCTGGTGGTCGAACGACGAGGAGCCATGGTGCGGCGCGTTCGTGGCGATCTGCCTGCGCGAGGCCGGCTTGCCGATCATCGCCCATTGGTATCGCGCGCGGGCCTGGGCGGAGTGGGGGGTGGCGACGACGCCGCGCGTCGGTGCGCTGCTGGTGTTCGGTCGTGACGGCGGGGGTCATGTCGGCTGGTATCTCGGCCAGGCGCTGCGCCCCGTCGATGGCAGGACGATCCTGTGTTTTCGCGTGCGGGGCGGCAACCAGAGCAACATGGTCTGCGACGCGTGGATCCCCGCCGGCCGGCTGATCGGCTCACGCTGGCCGGCCGGCGTCCCCGTCTCGACCGATCCCGTCACGCTCACCGCCACCGGCGGCGCGGTCTCGACCAACGAGGCCTGAGCGACCCTTTTCCCGGTCACGCAGGAATCGACAGCCCGACGCCGGGACCGGCGGCGCGGGCCGAACGCATGTGAGGAACATCATGAAGAAGATCGCAAACTGGCTGCTGCGCCGTCTCAAGGAGCGCTCCACCTATGTCGGCATCGCTGCCGTCGCCGCGGCGGTCGGCCTGCCGGAAGTGGGCGAACTGGTCGGGCAGGCGGGGAGCCTGCTCACGGTCGCGCTCGGCGGCGGCTTGATCGCGGCATCGACCAGCCCTTCCGTCCCGCCCGCGGCCTGATGATCGTGCCCGATCGGCGCGCGGTGCGCCGATCGGGTGCCCCGGCGTGCGCCGCCTGACGAAGGAGAATTTCATGGGACGTGGCTTCAGGCAGACCCGGCGGGCGCTGGGCTATGCAGTGCTGCTCGGCGGCGACACGCCGATCTTGGTCGAAGCGATCGCCGCGACACGAGGCATGGCGCCTGGTCCGCTGCTCGGCGGAGCAACGGCATTCTCCAATGGCACGGACGAGGTGGCGTGGACGACCACGGCCTTCTATCGCGCCGGACCGTCCGGCATTCCGGCCGGCACCATGAAGGCAGTCTGTTCCAACTGGACGAACAACGGCGCCGAACAGTCCGGCCTGAATGCGATCCGCGTCCGGCCGGTGCTGCACCGGGCCGATGGAACCCTCTACGGAGCCTCCGCCGGGTTGCAGACGGTCGCGATCGATGAAAACCGCAAGATCGCGATCCCGAACCCGGACATCGCGCCCTATGAGGGGTTCTTCATCCGTACGGACATCGAAGTCGATGCCGGCGGCAAGGTGCCGCTCACCCGACCGTTGAGCAACGTGCTGCTGAAGCCCGACAATCTGCCTGACACCCGCGTCGCCGAAGGGTCGAACCGCAAAAACTATTCGTACAGTCAGAACAATGTGGGCACGCATCAGGCCGGCACCGTCTCGGTACTCGCCAACAACAACACCGCCGGGTCGGACTTCGCGCCGACGATGATCCTCGGCATGGTCCCCGCCAACGAGTTGCGCATCGAGACGGTGGGGACGAGCATTCCGTCGGGCGTCAACGATGATCGGGCCTATTATGTGGACCGCGAAATCGGCGGAATCCATCACTTCGTAGCCCGCTTCCGCTGTCCGTATCTGGCGGTAACGCGATCGAGCGGGACGATGTTCGATTTCAACAGTGCCAGCCCGCGCCGGCAGGCGCTGATCGAGATGGCGCGCTGCACCATGGGAATCAACGAACTCGGCACCAACGACAACGGCAATGCCACGACGTTCGCCAACTTCCGCGACAATGGCAGCATCGCCACCTGGTTTCGGCAATACGGTTTCTGCGGAGGCGGTCGCCCGATCTTCGGCCAGGTCATGGACCCGCGCACCACCGTGGCGAATGATGCGTCGGCCTATGGCACCGGAAGCATCGGCGAAGCGATCTGGCTGGCGGATCGCGATTGGAAGCGCGATGGCGCACCGCTGAACCCCGTCACGAGAACCGGCCTACCGGTCGGAACCGCGCCATCGGCTACCTGCGTTCGGGCAGGCCAGGCAGGTCATCCGCTTGTCGGAATTCTCGATGCGTTGTCGATGGTCGAAAACAGCGCCAACCCGCTGCTTTGGACACCCGCTTACAATCCAGGCGACGGCGTCCATCGTAATCAGCCAGGTCACGCGCTGTGGAAGACTTTCCTGCCGGACTTCGTGCCGACATGGAAAGCGTCGCCCGTGACGTGACCTGGATGATCTCTTCCAACCGTGTCGCAGTCCGACGCGGCGCGATGAGAAAAAGAGGAGCCGCGTTCCGACATCTGCCGGCCGAGTGACGTCAGCCGGCCTACACCCGCATCGCGCGGATTGGCGGGTGTAGGCTTGGAAACCCTGAAGAGAATTTCAGGCGGAGCGAGCGGACGAAATGCTGCGCTTTTCGCGCCGGGCGACGCCGCCTAAAATGCCAAAACCCAGTAGCATCATCGCCCAGCTTTTCGGTTCCGGAACCGCACTGATCATCAAGCTGGTTGTCAGTGAACCGAAACCGGTAGGCGTGTAGTTTTTGTGCGACTCCACCAGTTTCAGATAGCTGTAGGTTCCGGCCTGAATCAATGTTCCGGGATCGCTGAGGTTGATGTTGCCGTCTTTGCCGACGATAATTTCACTATTATAGCCAAATGCACCGCTCGAGTAGAAATCCAGTCCATTGGAGCCGTAGGTTCTCTGTTCCGAAGTCTGAACATATGCGGCGGCGTCGATCGTGAAATCGTAAATCAATACGACGTAGGAGGTGAACCAGTTTTCGGGTCCGCCGCCCTCGATCACGCCTGCCTGGCTTAATGCCGCGATGGTATTCGCAGTGAATGATATTTTGCTGGCTGACTCATAAGACAGCAATCCGGCGATCGCCACATCATATGACGGAGTGCCGGTTTGCGTATATGAACCCGTCCCATAGTCGAAACTATAATAGGGCTTCAGCCCCGTCGCGCTGTCCGAGAAAACACTGGAGAATTTCGAGCCGAAATCTGCGGACACGTAATCGCGGGTATAGTTCGCCAAGCTGTCCGGCCCAGACGTGATGCCATATGTCTGGCTGGCTCTTAATGCCGTTGGAGTGACGACCAGAGCCGTGGCCGGGGTCAGGCCGATAGTAAGGGCAATCAAGCTTATCATAAATTTCATGGCACGCGCCCCCCGTTTTTGAATTAATTCAGTTGCATGACACTGCATAGATTTGATGTGCGGTGTATCAGATCGTCATAGCCGGATCTCACGAACGATATCCAGCGGGATCCTCACGCTACTGGATTCACGTCTGGTGGAGAATGACAGCACGACGAGTTACGCCTTGCGACTACTTCGTGAATGGAAGGGTCAAACGCAGCGGAGGGTATCGATTGCAAGACAACATCGCGATGTCCCGCAAACAGGTGCCAAGCGCGTTAATGGAAGTAGCGCCAAATGTAGCGGGCCGCGACGATCACGACGGTCAGCCAGACGGTCGATCGCAAGAGACGGAACCAGATCGGAACTGAATCCGGATCCTCGTCGTAGCGCGCGGACCAGCTCCAGCGGCTCATGCCTCGCGGGTTGGAAAGAGGGGGCCGCGCACGTTCATGCGCGTCGCATCGTAAGGGCGCTGGAGCGCGAGGATGTCGTCATAGGATCCGTTGAGCCACTGATCCCAGTCCGCCTCCTCCAGGACAGTGATTATCGCTTTCGGATGGATCGGGGCGACCAGCGCGTTCGGCTCGCAGGTCACCATGGCGAAGGCGGCTCCCCCCGTTGTCGGTTGCCAGAAGCCGGCCACGCCGAAGACGGGCTGATCGATCACGCTGAACCACATCTCCCCCTTGATCGGCTTGCCCACGCCGACCGCGTGGGCTTCCGGCGTCCATTCGCAGAACTCGGTCAGGGGGATCAGGCATCGATGCGTCACTGGCTCCGCCAGTCGGCGCCATTGCGGCAGGCCGAGCTGGCGCACATTCGTCATCGGCCATTTCGCGCCGCCGGCGAGCACGTCCCACGACATGACGTCAACGCCGCGGCCGCGGTGGTCCTGCCGAACGATCCAGGCGCGCGACCGCGGTGTCAGCTCACGCGGATTGAATCGGTTGTCCATGGGCCGGTCCGCCAGCCATGTTGCTCCGAAGCGTTCGACGATCGTCTCCGGCTCGCCCGCCATGCGCGCACGGTTGCACATCAGAGATCGAGATCGCGGCGCTGGATCTCCCCCAGCGCGCGCTCCTGTTCCGGGGTCGGATCGCCATCGACGGCGTTCCAGACCGCGATCAACGCGTCGTCGGTCATCGCGGCAAGGTCGTCGTCGGCCGGATCGGGCGAATCGTTCATCACATGCTCCTCGCGCTTCGGGTCTAGGCTATCCGAAGCCGGTCGCGACGGCGAGGTCGGGGAATAGGCGCGGGGGCCGGCGCAGCCCAGCCCGCTGGCGTGGCCATCGGCAAACGGGATCGGCGTCCTGGACAATCGTTGTTTCGGCTTTGCCCTACGCCAGGCGGGGTCTCCGAGCGGCGACGGCATGGTGAAGGAGGTTTCGGTCATCAGTTGGTTCCCGTTATGGCCAGTAATGGTATGTTCAGGCGACGGCCGCCGCTTTTTTCCCCAAGTCGCCACAACATCGCGCGCGCGCGCGTACGACTGAGGCCTGGTCCGAACGGGATGGCCTTTCCTACATGGAGGCCGGCGATCATGTTCGCGGTTCGTTCAAGAGGACACGACATGCCAGGCCCCGACATCGATCTGCCGCTGGCGCGCTTCGTGAACGGCGCGAGCCATGTTGAGATCAAATGCGTTTCCCCGCAGCGCTGCGGCAGGACCGTGGTGATGCTGACCGCCCATCTCGCCACCAAGGCGCCGAAGCCGCGCACCGTGCGGGAATTCCAGAACGTGCTGCGTTGCGCACGATGTCGCTGCAAAGGGTGGGCGACGATCACAGCCGCCCGGCGGGGCTGAACGGGGCGGGCGGATCTGGTGCGACGCCCGGCGCTGTGTCATATCGCGCCTGCCTTTCCGTGCTTAGCCGCAAGGGAAGGCCCGCGCGCGCGGTGATTCCTGGGTTCCGGCTCGCCGGGTGGCCCGCTGAATACAAGACCCTTTCGGGGGAACAGGCGGGGCGTAGTTCCCCGGAATCCTGCGCGGCTAACCACCCGGTCCGGGCCGGTCAGCCGCGCAGCGATCCAGCCAACAGTTTCGACGGCATCGCCGTCCCATCAGATCCTGCCGCCGATCTGGCGCAGGCCCGCCGGTCATGCCGACCGGCGTTCATCCGCACGCGTAGCCGACGTGCCTGACATCGCGACAGCGACAACGGAGCGGACAATTGCGGATCTACATACCTACTTCGAACCCGAAGCCGACGACTTCCGGGGCGTCTCCCTCTGCGCCGGCTATGGCGGCCTCGATCTCGGCCTGCACATCGCCGAACCCCGATACCGGACTGTGGCTTTCGTTGAGCGGGAAAGTCACGCAGCGGCCACGCTCGTGGCGCGGATGGCGGACCAGGCCCTGGGTGAGGCGCCTGTCTGGGACGATCTCCGAACCTTCGACGGCCGCGCATGGCGTGGCCGCGTTCATCTCGTCACTGCCGGTTATCCATGCCAGCCCTTCAGCTATTCGGGCGCCCGGCGCGGCGAGGACGATCCCCGCCATCTCTGGTCCGAAGTCGCCCGCGTCGTGGAAGAGGCGGCGCCGGAATGGGTCTTCTGCGAGAATGTCGAGGGGCATTTGTCGCTGGGCTTTCCCGACGTCGACGCCAGCCTATGCCGGCTGGGCTACAGCACAAAGGCAGGACTGTTCACGGCGCGAGAAGCGGGCGCTAGCCATCGTCGGCGCCGACTGTTCCTCCTGGCCCACGCCGACGGCGTCGAACGGCGGCTATGTCCCGAACCTGATGATCGAGGCGGGGCGGATCCGGTTCACGTCGCCGTTCGACGTGACGAGCGGCGGCCAATTCTCGCTGAGCGAGGCGGCGCGGGCGTGGAGCACGCTCTGGTCGACGATGCAGGCGATCGGCTGGACGCCGGGGACCGGCTCGACATCTTCGCGCCCGGTCCGGGTGAGCTGGAAGCATGGCAGCGGCTCCTGTCTGAGCAGCCTGACGCCGAACCCGCAATTTTACGAACGGACGATGGGATGGCCGATTGGGTGGACCGCACCCGCGGGGCAGGTAACGGAGTATGCAGCATGGCTGCGGCACTCGCATGGTCTGTTCTCAAGACTGCTCATGAACTGGACGATAGATGAGGTGATGGGCGCGACGGCGGGGGATGGACCGCCGGAATGACTGGGGTATCGGCTGGGGTATCGCGCCCCGGCCGCGTCCTTCAATCATCTGAAGAAGCGCGCTTTTTCGGTGGGCAGGGCGGAGGGGTTGTCCGCCGTGATTTGATTACCACGCCGCTGCGCATCGTCACGTGACCGGATGAAGAAAAGGCTATGGCTGCTTCGATGACAAGGTCGGTTTCGGCACGGTGTAAAGTGCCGTCATTGGACGGCAGCCCAAGGCCTGATAAAGATCGGGCAGATCCGTTCGGGGGGGGCGATCCGATAGCATCTCCGTCTCGATCCGGTAACATCGGACATCGTTTTGTGCCGATCGTGCAACTGCAACATCCAGCGCGTCGCCAATCCACATCGTCCCCACCACAAATCCTGCAATACCCACGATTATGCCGATGAAACTGCGTCGCACGGTCATCGCGGCGACTACCAACAGCAGGCCTATCGCGATGACCGCCCCGCCTTCGTAAGCCGGATAGGTGTCGATAAATCGGATAACGGGTTGGTTGAAGTACGCGAAAATCGCGGCGCCGATCACCAGAGCCGGTGTTGTTTTCCTGCCGAAAACGATCAGCCGTTCAACCAGCGCATCGGCCCAACTGACAAGCTGGGCGCCAAACGATCGATCCGATGCCACTGCATTCTCCCTATCTCCGGAGCGTAATATGCTGACCCACTCCGCAGTGAAAGCCGCGCGGCCGCGTGCGGCCGGCTACAAGCTGTTCGACGAAGGCGGCCTGCATCTCTACGTCGCGCCAAACGGTCGTCGATCGTTCAGAATGCGGTTTCGCTTCGGCGGGCGCGAACAGCTACTGACGTTCGGAAGCGCCGACGATCTGTCGCTGGCGGATGCGCGGGCGCGGTGCCAGGCGGCGCGCGCAGCGGTGCGGCGGGGGATCGATCCCCGCTCCGGGGGCACCCCGGTTTGCGAAATAGCGCAAGTTCACAATTTCGAGGCGGTTGCCCGGCGGTGGCACGCGCACATGCTCCGCCGTTGGACACCGGTCCATGCGGGCGACGTCCTCGCCAGCCTCCAGCGCGATGTCTTTCCCGCGATCGGCGCGATGCCCGTCGCCGCGATCACGACGCCGACCGTGCTGGCCGTGCTGCGCGCCATCGAGGCGCGTGGCCGGTTCGAGACGGTGCGGCGGGTCCGGCAGCGGATCTCCGCGATCTTCGAATTCGCAATGGCGGAGAATCTTGTCCAGTCCGACCCGGCGGCGATCGTCGGCCGCGCGCTGATGCCGCCGGCCCCGCGCGGGCACCATCCGGCGCTGATCGATCTGGACGAGGCGCGCGCGCTGATCGCCGCGACCGAGCTGGTGGACGCTGCACCGGCGATCAGGCTGGCGAGCCGGTTCCTCGCGCTGACCGCGGTCCGCCTCGCCGCGGTGCGGGGGGCCTGCTGGGACGAGATTGAGGATCTGGATGGGGTGGCACCGATCTGGCGGGTGCCGGCGGCGCGGATGAAACTGCCGGCGGCGAAGAAGGCCGATCCCGCCAATGACCATCTCGTGCCGCTGGCACCGGCCGCGGTCGCGCTGCTACGCGAGGCCCGCGCGCTGGGGCAGGGGGGCAGGCTGATCTTCCCGGGGACGAACCCCGCCGCGCCGATCGGCGAGGCGGCGATCGGCGGGCTGATCGCGCGCGCCGGCTTTGGCGGGCGTCATGTGCCGCATGGCTGGCGCGCGACATTCTCCACGATCCTGAACGAGCGTTATCCGGACGAACGCTCCGCGATTGATCAGGCGCTCGGCCATGTTGCGATGGGCAAGGTGGAGGCGGCATATAACCGGGCGGTGCGGCTGGGGCAGCGCCGGTCGCTGTTCGAGCGCTGGGCGTCGTTATTACTTTAGCCTCAATAAAAAGTAACGCTATCGACCAGAATACCTGCCAATGGACGGAGTACGATCACGGGGCAAGGCTGCTTTAGGGAATATCACTCCTACTTACGTCAGACAACGGAGCTTATGGCGTCGACCAAGTCCAGGGCTCTTGGCTTGATCGATGTTGCTGACTACGAAGCGTCGGTCTAAATTTGCAAAACTTCGATTTCGTTGCGTCGCCGCCGGCCGTCAGCGTCGTCTTATTAGAACACTTCTTCCCAATCCGTGCATTGCCACTCCAGCGAGAATCCGGCGTCCAGACATGGCGGATAGTCTGGGAAAAGCTGAAGTAGCCTATCGGTTGCAACACGTTTGAAATCAGCGGCAGTTGCATCCCAGCCAATGTTACTTTTGATATTTTGCACGGTATTTAATTGACCGGCGGCTGAAAGAAGCGCCTTCTCGATTGCGGGCTGGAGCGCGTTGCTTACACCGCCTTCGGTTTTTGCCCACAGCATGATATCTTCCCACGCTGTTCGCTGAGCGAAAACCCAAACCTTGGTCTTCACTAAGGTGCAGCGGCCGATTCTAATTTCTTTCATTACAGTAATAAAACTGTGTTGAAAATGCTTGTCTTGATTCCGCCCCGCATGCGTTTTGAACAGACGAGGATTGTCACATTGGCCTGGTTCGGTTGTGGCAATAATTTCTAGATCTGAGGGCGGATTTCCACCTTCGGGATATTCGAAGACAACGGGGCTTTTTGGCAGCGAGGATGGGGAAACGCAGATCTTCGTCGGTTCCCTGATTTCGACTCGGAAAGGCTCCTGCCCGATCATCCCGTCCAAATCTTGAAGAGAACGAATATATCGATCCAGTTGCTCAGTGGAGATTGCAGGCTGACCGACCTTCACTAATCTAGTCGAGAGCGCGACATAATAGGCTGAGCTAGGAATTCCTTGACCTGCAAGCAGATCCTCAATAACACCAAGATCAAAGGACGCGTCTAACGGTGTGTTGCTGAATGTATCTAAGATTTGCGGGGCGAAGGCCATCGCCGATTGACGGATGAAAAGCGATGCTTCCAATTCGACCATGATTTTATGGATCTCGTAATCAGTAATCGGAACGACCCTGATCGGACGATTAGTCGGTGATCGGCAAATAACTTGACGCAATAGGCCCACTGGCCTGTGGCACTCAAATCCCGAAATTATGCGGACCGCCCCTTTCTGCCTCTCAAAATCTGCGGAGTCGAATTCGCTCGGAAGTTCCGGAATTACCTGTGAAGCGTGCGAATCGTCCCGAAGAAACCTGCACAAATCCTCGGTGTCAAAATCGATCAATACCGTGCGTTGAACAGGCATGCTACGATCCTCCTTACGACGACCATGACTTTGCCTTTAACACGGATGTGTTGCAAGTCTTAGTATCCAAAATAAACAATCAAATTTAAAATTCGTTCTTCGTGCCTTTCTTGGCCGCCGCTTAGCCTAGTAGCCCGCAAGGTATGCTACGCTGAATGAGGTGCAGCTTACCGCGTTCGGTTTAGTCAAATCCTCCATTCCGTTTTACGTTGAAGCGGAGATTGGCATGTAAGGGTCGATCGGAAAGCCCACGGCGCAAGCGTAGATTTTTGGCTATAGTCTCGGCGATCGCCAGGTGGCACGCTTCGTGCTCCTCCCCCTCGCATAGCCCCGGCGGCGCACGCCGCCGTGTCCTGACCGCCTCTCTGGGCGATCCGGTCGTCTGGGGCGCTTCGTCGCGTCCGGGGGAGCATCAGATCAGAGCATGGACCGCCCGAAGGGTGGTCAATTCCTTTTAGATATTTTCTTGAGCGGGATACTGACCATCATCTGGACTCGCGTTGTCCACCAGAACGCCGACGCGGGCCAGAAGGGCCGCCATGGCAGGGTCGGCGACAGTGATAGAGGGCGGCGCGGGCAGCTGCGGCGGGGCCGGGGTGGTGGTCCGGCTCTGGGCGCGATTGATGCGCTTCAGCGCACGGCGCGCAAGCAGATCGCGGAACCGCTGGCGGACTTTGCCCGGCAGGCCGGCGAGGTTGAAATAATAGGCGTTGGTGATCTGCTCGCGTTGCGGACCGAACGTGCCGGCATTCTCGGTCGGCCGTGATCGCCGCACCCAGTTGATGAAGCCATGCTCCCTGAGCCGAGCTAGCGCGCGGATGACGGTGGCCCGCACGAGGCCGGCGATCCGCGCGATCGTGTCCAGCGCGGGATCCAGCCTGCCGGTCTTGAAGTCGATGGGCACCCCACGGCGGCCGAGGAGGATTTCAAGGACGCGGATGCCGGTATAGCCGAGCGGTCGTTTACCCCGATCGCCGCGGTGGAAATCGTCATATTCACGGGCGGTGTCGAGATAGACGTCGATCCAGTCGAACGCCCCGCGCTTCGTGCCGTCGCCGATCGGCGTGAAGACCTGCGCACGACGGTCGTCGACGTCATAGCTGTTGCGTCGAACCGAACGGTCCTGGCCGCGATCCTTGCCGAGGAGGCCGGCGGTGGCTTTCTTCAGTAGCTGGCGAGCTTGATGGGTGGTGGGCGCGGTGAAGGCGAACGACAT